ATGCTGATAAGAACCTTATCAGTATTAACGGTGACATTACAGTTACTGCCAGTGGTGCCCGTGTGGGTGCATTTTCAATGTCATTTGCAGTCACTGAGGGTGCTACACAAGACGCTATTGTAGCTGCTATCAAGGCTGTACGTTCAGCTGTATACAATGACCTTAAAGCTTAAACTGTAAAGTTGGTAAGATTTAAGTAATGCTTGTTAAATACCAAGCTATAATGACTATATTTGTGTGAATTTTAATAAGGGAGAATATGACAAATTCAGATGTACTTTCATTGTTTAACAATGGCATTCTTGATATAACAAGTTATAGTCTTGATGCCAAAGGTTCATATAGTGTTATGAAGTTTCGTAATGCTATTAAGAAACAACTTAACACTATTGTTGAACTTGAAAATGGTATCCTTAAAGAGCTTGGTGTGAAGGATGCTGCTAATATAAACAACAGGATTAAGGAGCTTGAGGCCAAGGATAAGACACCTGAGGAACTTGAAGAGTACAACAATCTTCAGGAGCAAGCAAAGAAATTCAACTCCACGAGGGGTGAAATGCTTGCTGAAAAGGTGGAGATAACTGGTTTTACCCTTCTTAATTACGAACAGTGGTATAATCTCAGAAAAGAGAATCATCCACAGGATGGCAGCAAACCAGACCCTCTTAATAATTATGTCGAAGATATCCTTGATGGTATTCTTTGGAAAGCTGATGAATAATAAAGTATAAAGGTATGAGTAACTTTACTAACATGTGGTCTTTGATTGGGAAGGACAAGTATGTTCATTATACTGTGTGCCTCCTGATTACTTTGTTCCTGTATGCCATTGGCTCTGCTTGTGGTATGGGTGCAGTTGCAATTGCTCCAGCTTTTGTGGTTGCCTTGCTTGTTGGATTCCTTAAGGAGAAACACGATTCAAAGAATGGTGGAAGATTTGACCATTATGACATTGTGGCTGATTTCTTGGGAAGTTTCACAGCTGTTGTCATTGCTGCACTTCTTCTTATCTAAACAATCATGAAAATCCCATACAACATAGTTATGCTGACAAGTGGTGTTATCATACCCACTGCATTTGCTTTTTTGCAGGATGCATTACTTGTAATGGTCCCTTGGATGATTACAATGTTCTTCATTGTCATTGCTGACCTTGCTGCTGGGGTTTGGAAATCATATAAACTTGGTATAGAACTACGCTTCTCCAGAGGATTAAGGGAGACAATGGGAAAGTTGCTTGTGTACTTTGCCTTTGTTTGTATGGTTGCCTGTATTAATGTCGCTTATGCCGGCGAATTTCAGTTTGCTAAGTGGGCTGCTGGAATTGTCATTGTAATTGAATTTGGCAGTATTATAGGTAACCTCCTTAAACCTCACGGTATTAATATTTCTCTGTCAGCAATTATCAAAGCCTTCCTTCAGAAATCACCTCTTCCTCTTACTTGTGAACAAGCAGATGCTATTGTCCAAGAGAAAAACATTGAGGAAATCATTAAAGAGGAAAAGGAAAGAACTGAAGTTATGGGCACAAGTAAAAGTGAACCAGCAGAATAAATACCATGTACAGTCCTAAATACTTTACATTCAAGGAGTTCATTAAAAGTGATACTGCTGAACAAAAGGGTATTGACAATACTCCTGATTGGAATGAGGTTGGGAATATCCTATCATTGATAGAGCATATCCTTGACCCTCTTAGGGAAGCTTGGAACAAGCCAATTAAAATCAATTCTGGATTCAGATGTAAGAAACTTAATGAAGCTGTAAGTGGCTCACCAACATCTGTCCATCAAATAGGTAGTGCTGCTGACTTGTGGCCTATTGGATATGGTCTTAAATTCGATGAGTTTGTAGCATTTACCATCAATTTCCTTCAAGAAAACAATATTAAGTTCGACCAGCTCCTTGTAGAGAAGAACTCAAGAGGTCAGGTTTGGTTGCATATTGGAGAGTTTTCCAATAATGGTTCTCAGAGAGGTATTGTTAAAAACATGTATGTTATATGAAAAGCTTAAAGTGGGTTGTTTTATTTCCAATCTTAATAACCCTCACTTCTTGTGGGCTTTTTAGAAGAATCCCTGTAGAATCACATCACAGGGATTCTGTGGTTATATCCTACAAGGACAGTACTGTTATAAGAGATTCTGTAGTTTATGTTCCAATACCAAAAGAGGTTATTGTGAATGTCGTAGCCCCAGGACAATCCTCATACCTTTTCACCTCTCTCGCGGAGAGTACAGCCTATACTGACTCACTGGGTTTCCTTCACCATGATTTAAAAAACAGAAGTACTGAAAAAATCCCAGTTATTGTTTCAAATATAGAGAAGTATCATACCATCAAATCTGAAGCAAGTAAGTCTGATAGTATAGTAAAAACTGTATTTGTGGAGAAAAAACTGAATTGGTGGCAAAAATTCAGACTCAAATCTTTTTGGTGGTTGCTTGGACTATTGATTCTTGAGAATGTAATTATTATATTTGCTATCAATAAAAGATTCATCTTTAAGTTTTAAGTTATGGCTACAAAGAAGAGTACCTCCACGAGGAGGAAAGGAAGAGTAAAGCCAAATATTCCACGTGCAGGCTTTAGAGGTGATGGTGTGAGATATGGCTGTGGTGGACCAAAGCGTAAATAAATACCAATACAAGTTACTTTTAGGTTTCCTGAAAGTTCTGCCGATGCTATTGGCAATATGTAACTGTGCCAATACATATTTGAGCTTCTATGGATTTGATGCTCCAATACTGTCTTATATAGGAGGTATTTCCTTTACTGGTTGGTTGTTTATTTATATCGCTGCTGTTGTATTTAAGTTTTGCATATATCATAGAATGTTTCTTTACTATGTGTTATTCAATAACTTCTTTACAATATATGAATTTCAATACGGAATACCACTCAGTGATGCTGCATTCATAAGGGTTTACTCATTCATTACAGGTATATTCTTATTCCTTATATTGTTTTACTATAGAAGAGAAAAGCTATGTTGCAAGCGGTCAGAAAAGCACTCCAATTAATCATTGACAACATTGATTCAGGTAATTCAAACCTTAATGAGGAAGAGTGCATTACTATTGTTGACACCATCAAAAGACTTTCACAGAAAGAAAGGCTTATCAGCAAATATCAAGCTTATACATATCTTAATGTAAGCAGGGCCACTTTTGACAGACTTGTACAGGAAGGAAGGCTTCCTAAGGGTAAAAAGATTGCTGGCTTCAAGGAGCTCTTCTGGGATGAAAGGCAAATTAGGGAATACATGAAGAAAGAAAGACATTAATCTCTCAGTATCGTTGATTAAACATTAAACTTTGTTCCTAAATCGGAAACCCCTCTGACGTGAGTCACGGGGGTTTTTCTTTTGTTTTGAGTAAGGTTTTCCTCCACGAGAAGGGAAGAATACCTTTGTGTTTGTTAGCTAACATATCACTTAAATGTTTAACAACTAATAAACACAAAAATTATGGAAGAAGGTTCTTCTAAAACTTATGTCTTTGGACAAGACAGCCAAGTTCCTGCATGGCTCGCCTATGGTAATAACGGCGGAGGTCTCTTTGGTGGTAATGGCTGGGGCGGTGGTATCCTTGGTTTCCTTCTTGGCCTTTTCTTTGGAAATGGCTGGGGTGGCTTTGGTGGCTTTGGTGGTAACGGCTTTGGTAATGCTGGTGCTGGTTTCCTTAGCAATCAAATTAACAATGATTCAGGGCGTGAGCTTCTGATGAATGCTATCACTTCACAGGGTGAGGCCAGCAGAACTGCAACTCAGAATCTTGCCACTATGGTTGGTCAGGATTTCAATCTTGTCAATGCTGGTGTTCAGACTATTCAGTCAGCCCTTCAGACCCTTGCAGTTCAGCAGGCCGTCAGTGTTCCTCAGCTTATAAACAGCATCCAGAGTGGCAACTCTACTCTGATGGGCAAGCTGTGTGATTGTTGCTGCGAGAACAGACTCCTCACAACCCAGCAGGGCTATGAATCTCAAATCAGAACTCTTGAGCAGACCAATCAGCTTGGTTCTCAGGCAGACCGTAACACCAACAATGTTATCAATGCCATCAATGCTCAGACAGTAGCTATGAATGATGGGTTCTGTGCCATTAAGGAGCGTGAGCTTCAAAGCAAGATTGACACGCAGGCTGAAATCATTACCCAGCTCAGAGGTCAGATTGACAATGCCAACCAGACTGCCCAGATTACTGGTTATGTCAACAGTGTTGTTGCTCCTCTGCAATCAAAGGTCAATGAGATTGCTGCCAAGCAGCCTAATACAATTCCAGTTCAGTACCCTAATGTTGTGGCTGTCAATACCACTCCTTATGGTGCTGGTATGGGTTATCCTTGGCTTGGTTACGGTCAGGGTAGTATTTGGGGTTAATTAAGGAGGATTGCAGTATGGCGACAAGTGTCTTTTATAACAGGGTGAATGTCATGGGCATTCCTTGTTTCAAAAGTGAGAATATAACCCAGTCTGCAACCGCAGTTACCTTTGGTTTTGGTGCCCCAACATTTGTAGAAAGGAATTTCTCCGGCCTTATAGCTTTGAAGATTACTCAAGCTGCTGATGCAAGTGCAGCTGCACTTCCAGTATTCTTTAGCATGGCTGGTGATTCACTTCCTCTCATTGGTGCTGATGGCACTCAAGTGGTTGGTGCTGATGTGCTTACAAGGGTTTATGTTGTCTTTTATGACAGGGAGTCCAACACACTGCAACTTATTGGTTAATAATTAATTAAATTGTATCAAGATGTTCAATACAGCAAGACCTAACAGTAGGGCATACATATTCTTCAAGGGTGATAAACCAAGGTTTGAGCAGGGGTTTGTGGTTAATAATCCTGTGGTTAAACCAAAGTATAATATCCCTATGAATCTTAATCAAAGGCAGGAAACAATTACTGATATTACCATTAAGACAGATAGTGGAACATATAACTTCAATGGTATCCCTTCGGAACTTGAAGTTGCTGATACTTACTGTAATGGAGAGGCTGCGGTCATTTCTTTAAGCAGGGATGCCATGAGTGCAGAAGTCCTTTCCTTGAAACAACGCAGTGAAGATGTTATCAAGAGTGTTCCATACCATGAGTCATTCATAACTATCTGTAATGATGTTGTAAGTCAGTTGAATCCTGAATACGCAGAGCAAAAACAAAGGGACGGAAGACTTGATAACCTCGAAAAGAAAGTGGATGTCCTTACTGATAAATTAGGCTTGCTGGTTGAACGTCTGACATCAAACAGTTGACATTATGAACAAAGCTTGGGAAATTATAGAAAAGGAAGCCCGCGAAGGTTATGAGGGCAAGAAGAGTGACTACCGCTCCGGTATGCGTTCTGGTATGCGTGGTTCAATGGGCTCTTACAGAATGAGTAGGCGTGAAGATGATGTTCAGGAAGCTTATGATTGTGGTTTTGAGGATGGTTATTCCGAGGCCATGAAGAAAATCTTCCACATCATAAAAGATGCTGACTAAATTAATGTGGGGGGTAATTCGTTACCCCCTTTAATTTTAATAAGTTATGGCAAGACTTGATGAAAGGATGGAGTATCCATCAGGTATGGAAGATTACCTTGGATACTATGGTTGGCACTTCTCAAAGAAGATGTGTGAGTGGGCATCTTCAAGAATGTATAAGGACGTTGATGGGAAAAAAGAATACATTGATACATATACAAAAGACCAGATTGACTCCTTACTTAGGAAGTACGGAAAAACACTGAGCAATAACAAAGGCTATGATTATGTTTATATAGCCAATATGTGTAAGGCTGATTTCTTAGGCAGTTCCATAAGGGATGAAATGGCTCTTATTCAATATGTCATTGATGTTATTGAAGACCCTGATGCTTACGAAGGTATGCCTTTTACAAGATTCTATGCTGACTGTGTAGGCTCTGGTACACCTATTGTTTGGGAGGATATGTTATGATTATGCAGGAATTTACCCTGACCGTCACTCCTTGGAAAGTCATAGTATTTTATCATCCCTCGTGGAGGAATCTTGACTTGATTATCAAAACTTTATACGATGCTGGATGTGATGGGGAAGACCTTGATGATGCTGTAAATACAATAGAGTCTGGTTACCTTAATACTGGATTCACATTTACAAATGGAAACAAGAGAGTATCAGTTCTTATTATAAGTAAGACAACTGATGCATCACAGTTCAATGATACATATGACCATGAGAAGGGACACCTTGCCATGCATATATGCCAGTATGATGATATTGACCCATTCAGTGAGGATTATCAATATCTTACAGGAGAGATTGGAAGAATGATGTTTCCAGTTGCAAAGCATTTTCTGTGCGACCATTGTAGGGGACTGTCAGAGTAAAAAGTGTATATTAGGAACATGGCTTGTAACGGGTTTGTGATTAAAACACGAACCTGTTACTTTTGTGTAGTTTAACCTTAAAAGAATTATTATGGGAGATGATAATTTTGAAGGTGTGCAGTTCCTTGATGAAGTAGATTTGTTTGGGGATGACACACAACCGGGTGATGGTGGTTCCGGTGAACAAACAACTCCACCACAGGGTAATCCAGAAGACCCTGAGAATATTGAGAAAAATGAACCCACCGAGGTTGAGATTGGTGACAATGATTCACTCTTTGGAGATGATGAGGAACCACAACAACCGGAGAGCGTAGGTGAGGAAAAGAATAACAAGGCTGGAGAAGGGGCGGGCACCACGGACAATGGTGATTCTCCCACTGGTCAGAATGCCTATTCTTCCTTTGCCAAAGCCCTACAGGGTGACCGCCTTTTCCAGTTCCTTGATGATGAGGTCATTGACAATGTTAAGGATGCTGATTCCTTCGCAGATGCTTTTGAACAAGAGATTGAAGCACGTCTTGATGATGCCACAAGAAGGTTCAAGAAAGCAACTGAAGCTGGTGTTCCAGATGATACTGCCGGTCAGTATGAGAACATCATTCAGAGGCTTGAAAGCATTACTGAAGAACAGCTCTCTGAGGAAACTGAGCAGGCTTCAAGGCTCCGTCAGAATATCCTTTATCAGGATTTCCTGAATAGAGGTTATAAAGAGGAAAGAGCCAAGCAACTTGTCAAACGTGCTGTTGATGGTGGTACTGACATTGAGGATGCCAAGGATGCCCTTGAATCCAACAAGCAGTTCTATCAAGACCAGTATGACAAGCTGATTGAAGACAGTAAGAAAGAAGCTGATGCTGAAAGACAGAGAGTAAGGAAGGAAGCACAGGAGTTCCGAAAGACAATCCTTGAAAAGGAAAAAATCTTTGGTGATGTCCAAGTTGATAAGGCAACCAGACAGAAAGCCTTTGATGCTATGACAAGGATTGTTGGTAAGAACGCTGATGGAGACCCAGTTACTGCCGTACAGAAGTTTGCAGATGAAAACCCAGTTGAGTTTAGGTCTGTACTTGGTATTATGTGGGCAATGACTGATGGTTTCAAGGAACTTGGCAATGTCCTTAAACAAGACATTAACAAAAAGGTCAGGTCCAATTTGAAGGAAGTTGAGAACAGGATTAAGGGTTCTGCTCCCCGTGGTGGTAGTCCCAAGTTTATTGGGGGGGATGAAGGCTCTTCACACTCAAGCCAAGGTTGGATGCTCGACGTTTAGTTTAACATAAAATTAAATTAATATGGCTGTTAAAACTTTGGGTAAATTCCAAACCCATGAATTCCAAGCGTGGAAGGGCTTGACAAGTGATAATCACCTTGGGTCAATCTTCCAGCGGGAACCTCAGAGAGCCACCAATGCTGTCGTGCGTCTGTTGGCCGCAACTACGGGTAAGACCCTTGACACATTCCTCTCTCAATTCCCGACCAAGACCTTCCAAGATGATACTGAGTATTACTGGGATATTCTCGGTAGTGCTTCTCGTAACATTCCTCTTGCCGAGGCTCGTACTGAAGCTGGTACTGTGGTTGAGTCTGGTGCTGCCAATGTTGGTGCTGGTGGCTCTCCGTTCTATCTGGTTTTTGATGAGGATTGGTTTGCTGATGGTGAGGTCATTGTTGGTAACTACAATGAGAAGTACCTCTTCCGTATCCTTGGTGACCCCCGTATGGAGGGCACTCGTGCTGTCTATAAGGTTGAGCTGATGGGTGGTAACACTATTGGTGTCCCTGCTGACAGACTCCTCGCTGGTGAGCGTTTCTCCGTTGAGTATGCTCCAGTGGAGAAGGAACTCTCCCGTAAGGTTGGTGATGTCCGCTTTACAAGCCCTGTGGGTATGCGTAATGACTGGACTACCATCCGTATCCAGCATAAGGTTGCCGGTAACAAGATTAACCGTAAGATTGCCTTCGGTATGCCTATGGTTAAGACTGGTGCCAACGGTGAGCAAATCAAGGGTACTGAGAACATGTGGATGCACTATGTTGACTGGGAGGTGACCCGTGAGTGGAATGGTTACAAGAACCGCGCTATTGCCTTTGGTCGTTCCAACCGCAACTCCAATGGTGAGTACCTGAACTTCGGTAAGTCTGGTAATGTCATTCGTATGGGTGCTGGTATTTTCGAGCAGGCTGAGGTTGCCAATACCATTTACTACAGTGACACCAAGTCAGTCATGTCTCTTATCCTCAATGCTATCAGTGAGCTTTCCGCCGGTAAGATTGATTTCAACCAGCGTAAGTTCGTCATTAAGACTGGTGAGCGTGGAGCCATGCTGTTCAATAAGGCTGCCAAGGATTCCATGAGTGGCTGGATGCCTCTGGGTATCAAGTACTCTGATGCAAATCCGGGTGCCATCAGCAAGACCACAGCCTCATTTGCTCCAGGTACTGCCGTGCGTGTGACTGACCACCAGATTACTGAGTGGCTCGCTCCTAACGGTGTTGAGGTGCATCTTGAGGTTGAGACCTTCTATGATGACCCTGTGCGTAACAAGATTCTCCATCCGGAGGGTGGTGTTGCCTTCTCTTATCGTTTTGACATTTGGTACATCGGTACTTCCGAAGAGGCCAATATCCAGAAGGCTGCCATTGCTGATGAGCCTGAGCTTTGGGGTTATCAGTGGGGCTTCCGTAATCCTTTCACAGGCCAGCGGAACAACAACACCATGTCCTACGATGAGGATTCTGCTGTCATTCACAAGATGGCTACCCTTGGTGCCATTGTGTATGACCCTACCAAGACAATGGCAATCATTCCGTCAATCTTGGCTTAATTATAAAGAGGTTGAAGTTGGGGTCTCTTGCAGGCCCCAACTAAAAACCTTATATTTACAATAAATTCAATAGGGAGAAATTGAAATGAGTGAAAAAACTTTAGTTAGTTGTCTTCGTAAGGAGACTGTTGTTGTGAGGCACATTCCAAGAGAGTACAGACTTGCTGGAAACAATCCAAAGCATGTTCTATCAGAAGGTATGGCAGAGTCTGCATACAAGATGTATACAGTTCCAATGCTTCGTTCTGGTCAGCTTCAGGATGTCCTTTCACCACAAGAAAAAGATTATCTTGAGTCTGCACTTGGGCTTCCAGATGGTGGACTTTCAGTGTATCGCACTGAAAACAACTACTGGTCAAACTATTTTGTCAGACTTGAAAAAACAGAGACTTATTTGGATTTGAGTAATCCAAATGACTACATTAAGTACAAAGTACTCCTTGCAAATAAAAACTTGATTTGTCCTGACCTCAGGACTCTTCAGGATAAGCCTAAGGCTACCTATGAGTATGTGATTATTTCTGAGGGTGAAGAGACCAAGGCTAACATGGGACGTATTAATGCCCGTAAGGAAGCCTACAAGGAGTATGGTAAGATTGAAAATGACAAGGATACTCTTCGCCTCATCGTGGAGACTATGACCTCTCGTCCAGTTGCAAGCAGCACATCACTTGAGAAACTTGCCGAGAGTGTTGACAACCTGATTGAGAACAATGCCAAGACATTCCTTGACATCATAAAAGACCCTATGCTTAAGGTCAAGGTACTTATCCGTAATGGTATTGAGGCTGGTGTGATTTCTGACCGTGGTGGCCTTCTCTATATGAGAAGCGACGGAACTCCTCTCTGTGAGAGTGGTGACCCTACACTCAGTGTTGCAGCTGAATACCTCAACAGACCAAAGTATCAAGAGCTTAAGTTTGCCATAGAAGCTAAGGTCAAAGAGTATAAACAATCCAAGTAATTATAATAGACGTTATGACTACCGTTGAATTCAGTGATGCTTTTGATGTCCTTTATAATAACATCACAAGTAATGCAGCTCCGGGACTTAATGAGTATGAGAAATCAGTATTCCTCACTAAGGCTCAGGATGAGTTGATTAAGAACTATCTTAATCCTCAAGGTAACAAGTACCGTGAGGGATTTGACGGTAGTGCAAAACGTCAAATTGATTTCAGCAAGCTTATCCAGAGTGTTGATATCACCCCGGAAGTTCCTGAGGATTCATTTGATGACAGAGCAAGGACAATCACTTTTCCCTCTGATACATTTGTAATCATCAATGAAATGCTCCTCCTTAAGTCAGGTACTGCAAAAGCTGGTACAAGACAAGTGGTTCCAATCACTTATGATGAGTATACCAGACTGATGAGTAAGCCTTATAAGGAGCCCCTCAAGAATCAAGCTTGGAGAATTATCACGGGTCAGAAGAGTGTTGAGAATACTGAGCTTTCCCTTGTTGAACTTATCATTAACAACAATGACCTTGACAAGACAATCACATATAAGCTCAGATATGTCCGCAGACCAAGACCAATCATTGTTGCAAATCTTGCATCAGCTGTTGGTGACAATGTTTCACTGGGTGGTGAGACTGGTCCTTCCGAGTGTGAGCTTGACCCAGTGATTCACGAGGAGATTCTTCAACGTGCCGTTGAACTTGCAAAGGCTGCATATGCTGCTGACCAGAGTGGTCAAGCCCAGCTACAGAATCAAATGACTGTTGGCCAAAGAAGTGAATAATCATGGATACCAAGGAATTCTCAGACCAGTTTGATACCCTGCTTAACTCTTATGCAGGTGTCCCAAGTTTTGGGGATGGTTCATCCAAGGCAGAAATTACTTTGGATGAATATGAGAAGTCTGTATTCCTTACAAGGGCCCAAAAGCAATTCGTTGCTGATTATTATTCAGGTACTAACATGTCGGCATTCTCCTTTGAGGAGAAAGAAAAGATTCGTGAAGCACTTGATACTCTTGTTGCAACTTATGAAGTCTCCACGAAGGAGGAAAGTGAAGGGATTGGTCTTAATGATGGGAAACACCACTTCTCCATTTACAGTATTCCTTCAAACCTCCTTTGGATAGTATATGAGCAAGTCAAGTATGATGAGAGTACCGGATGTGTCTGTGCTGATGGAAGTTATGCTGAGGTTGTCCCAGCTACACATGATGAATTGCACAGAAGGCTGAGAAATCCCTTCAGAGGTCCTAAACTTTACAGGGTACTCAGACTTAACATTGCTGATAATCTTGTTGAATTAATTTCAGACTACCCCATCGGTTCTTACTTACTTAGGTATGTGAAAGAACCAACCCCTATAATACTTACAAACCTTTCTGATGGTCTTACCATTGATGGTGAATCAGATGAAATGACCAGTGCTCTTCCAGACTTTGTACATCCGTACATATTGGATTATGCAGTACGTCTTGCCATCCAATCAAAATCAATAGGTACTCCAACTGAAAGGAAGTAAAACGTAAAACTTAAATTTAAGTAATTTATGGCTTTTTCTATCAATCAAGTAAGACATCTTTTCGTGGCTTCCGACCCGAAAGCTGCCAATGCTGCTGTGACTGATTTGGGTGACTTCGCTCCTTATGGCGTTGCTGGCCAGCATCTGTACTTCAAGCATTTTGGTCACGGTGGGGTGGTGTCCACTGATAAGATTGACGTGCAGAACATTCTGTACGCTAAGCTGTCTAAGGGTGCTGACCTGAACACCAAGCTGTACAAGAACACCCTTACAGTTGCCACGGCCATTGCTGGTCAAACATACGTCGTTAAGGTGTTTGTGCAGCACTACATTGGTCTGGGTGAGCAAGACACAATTACTAAGGTTGCCACATACCGCGCCCCTTCAGGTGCTACGGCAGCCAGCATTGCCAAGGGTCTCCGTGTTGCCCTTCGTGCAGCTCTGGGTTTCCAAGTCTCTGACACTGAGGCAAGTGAGGCTTCCGCCACTGATGCTGGTAACATTGAGAACTACAAGGAGCAAATCTTTACCGTCACTGGTAGTGGTGCTGCTGTGGTTGTCAGTGAGGTTGCTCCTTACTGGGAACTTGGTAAGTTCCCTGCTGGCCGTGTTGCCCGCATCCCTGAGAATGGCCTGTTCCTTGGTGATATTACTGACGCTGCTGGTGTTCAGTTTAACACTTGGGGCACAGTTGCTTATGCTCAGAATGGTACTGCCGGTGATGCTACCAAGAAGCTTGCTGACCTTGAGTATTTCTGCATGGGTGCTCGTGCTGATGAGTATCGCACAATGGGTTTCCCTTATAACATTGATACCAAGCTACAAGTCAATGTGGCTTCTGAGTATGATGTGATTGACATCCATTATGCTTATGTGGGCTCTAACGAGTCTGTTCAGAAGTCTGAGAAGGACCTGACAATCCTCGTTCCTAAGGACAACACTGCCCTTGCTCAGGCCATTGATACCCTCACAGGCTTTGCTGCTGATGACCCTCGCCGTCTGGTTGCTCCAGCCTCTCAGGGCACTAGCTAATAGTGGCTTATAACCAATAATTTGGGGGAGGGGCTTGCCCCCTTCCCCTTTTTATTTAAACTAAAGGAAGATGGAAATTACATTTGATGAATTGAACATATCAAGGGATTCAAAAACCCTTTCAGTAGATGCTACAGTAACGAATGATACTGGAGAGAATTATATCATAACAAACATATCCGTTGATACTTGTGCTACATTTAATGAAATGTTGGGCCATCCTTCCAGCAAGGCAATTGTAAGCCAAGACTTCTCAGCACCAAGCGCAAGGATGGTTGTTAATGATGATTACATTTTTCAAAACAAGATTCTCTTTGTGTGGGTTACTGTTCAAGATGGTCTTAATATTGTATATCGTCTCACAGCGGTTCTTAACTGGTATAAGGTTTATCAAACAGCCATGTGCTTCGTGAAGCATGTTCCTTGCAAGAACTGTAAACCGCCTGTTGGTTTTGTAGACTTCATTCTTAAAACCAAGGGTATTGATTATGCCCTGCAAACAGGTAATTATACTCAAGCTATCAGACTTTGGAAAACTCTCTATACAAAGAAGTCATCTTCTCTGTCCAGTGAGGATTGTGGTTGTGGTTGCTCTTAAAGTGTTGTGTTATGGCTGATTACATCCTTGAAGAATATGGAGAGAATCTCCTGAACAGGTATTTTAAGTTACTCCATGCTGTTGGTGGAACACATGCAGTGGAGCCCTATAGATTCCTTGTTGCCGGGTTTATTGACGAGATGCTTAATTCCGGAATGGCAACATTCATTACAGAAGAGGACTATATGGCCATTGACAAATACCTTAATTGCTTGATGGGTACTTGTCTAATGCCATTCCATGAGTGGCAAAATACCATAGCCATGTCATCCAAAGACCTTGATGAGGGTGTTCCCATTGTTAATGAATACAGGACATACGTGCTTGCTCCAGAGTCATTCACTACTGTGTACCGTACAGAGTAACAAAGCATTATAAACCAGAGCTTGTCTTGTCTTGGAGAAAGTTTTTCTTTATCTTTGACAAGACTTTTGTTTAATAAATTAAGCTGAATTTCTATGGCTACATACAGAGAAGCTGTATATATGGTTCTGGACTACTTGAAACTCAGTTCAGATGATTCATATTATACAGAGGAGCATGTAAGGTTTCTTCTGAATAAGTTCCGTGCTTACGTGCTTAAAAGTAAATATGAGGATAACCAGAAGAATCCATCAAGTGTTCCCTCAGACAGTAATACACAAACCCTTGATTTGAACTTGGAGCATGTTGATGGTATTGACGGCATTCCATGCACAGGTCATTTTCTTCGCTCCATCGAGGAGATTCCCTCCCCTATGTTCTGGTATTCATTCAAGGTCTGGTCAGGTCTTATGTTTGGTGACAACATTATCCTTACAATGCCTGCAAGGTTTAGGTTTGCTGGAACTGGTAAGATTGGAAGTCTTTTCAACTATGCTACCATAGGCCCTGACAATCATCTTTATCTCAAGTCAGGTAATCCTCAGATGTATTACCTTGAAAAGGCTACTGTGAAGGGTGTGTTTGAAGACCCTGAGAAAATCTATGAGATTGAGAATGCACAAGCCATTGCTGATGGTGATACACCTGTGTGTGATATTCTTGACAGGGAATTCCCGCTTGAAGACAATCTCCTTGCCCTCTGTATGCAATATGTTGTTAAGGAACTTACAGGCAGTACTTACAAGCCCGCTGACACTGATAACAATGCCTCAGATGATTTGAGTGAACTTGCCCAGTTCATCAGAGGTTATATGAAGAATCCCCTTAGAAGACAAATTGAAGGCTGATGAAAAGGGAAGGAATGACCATCGAGGAATACATTTCCATACATAATAGTGGAGAGCATAAATATGCCGTAACAAATTCTTATGGCGTATATGATTATTTCAAGTATTACAGACACAACAGACCAAGAGACAAGTCCTATTATAAGATGAATGAGTATCAATACTATAAACTTATAAGGACTGTCAATGAGTATCTTGTTGATTTGCTCTTCAAGAATGCCCGCGTTGAGCTTCCTAACCGTCTTGGCGAGCTTGTAATAATGAATAATGAGCCAAGGGTGTATTTCAAGGATGGTAAACTTAAGACAAACAGACCAATCAACTGGGATGCTACCATAAGGCTTTGGTTTGAAGACCCTGAGGCTGAAAAGAAGAAAACCCTCATAAGATGGGAATCTGACAGGATACTTGGAATATTCTATAAGAAGAACAATGCCATCTATCAGAACAAGACATTTTATGAGTTTCAAATAATCAGAAGGATAAAGCAAAGACTTTCACAAGCTGTAAAGGAAGAAACCTTTGATACTCCCTTCTTTGTAGACAGTACCATAGACAGTATAAAAGCACTATACAATGATTGACCATATTGATTATGTATCCATAAGGGAGGTCCTTGCAAGAGCAACGAGACACCCAATGATGCAAGACCTTGACCTTGAAGCTGGTGTGCAATATGCACTGGATTTCTTTGGCTTGATGGGTCTTCCAGATGTTCACGAAAACAAGATTGCCTTGGTTGATATTGATGAATATCGTGGGGAGCTTCCTTGTGATGTAATCAGTATTAAACAAGTCAAGAATGTCCGTACTGACAAGGCCATGCGTTCCATGACTGATAACTTCAATGGGTTCTCAGAGAATATCAATTCAGAGGATACCTTCAAGGCTAAAGGAAGATATATCTTTACATCTTTCAAACATGGTAAAGTCCTTGTTTCCTATGAGTCTATAAAGACTGATGAGGATGGTCTTCCAATGCTTGTAAATCATCCGGTATTCCTTTCAGCACTTGAGAGTTACATCAAAGTTCAAAGATTTACAGTGCTTTTTGACTGTGGTAAAATAAGAGGTGATGTCCTTAAACATGCTGAGGACCAATATAACTGGCTTGCAGGCAAGTGTGTTAACACATTCCTCATTCCTTCTGAAAGTGAAATGCAGAGCATATCTGGTATGATGCACAGACTTATCCCTTCCAGAAATGAGTTTGAGAATGGATTTAAGACACTTGGTGATAAGGAACACTATAGAAGACATCAAGGTTAACTGTTATGAATATAAAAGAGCAACACGTTGTGGCTGGCATGACAACTGACATGAATGTCAGTCGTTTTGATGCTACCAAAGTCCTTTATGCGAGAAACATCAGAATAACTCAAATGGAGGATAATCAAGGCTTGCTTTGTGTGACTAATGAAAAGGGTACAAAGGAGTATTCAATTACCGGTGATGCTCTTGTTGGAAACACTGTTGGCAGTGCAGAATTGAATGGATACCTTGTACTCTTCACACACAGTAATTCCACTGATTATATTTACAGGCTTGAAAACCCAACAGAATCAAGTTTCACCTCTATTAAGCTGTTTGAGGGTAACCTTGGATTTTCTGAAGAGCATCCACTTGAAACACTTTCACTCTATGAAAATGATAAGATTCAAAAAGTCTATTGGGTTGATGGTGTCCATCAGTTAAGATGCATCAATATTGTTGATACAAGTGAAAGACCGAATCAGATATCCTCCACGAGTGGGGAAAATACAGTATTTGATGCCAATGCTGTGATTGACCTTACGCATCTTTATTCCGTGGAGAAACGCAATTCTGGTGGAGAGTTTCCTGCCGGGACTATTCAATATGCCTTTACTTATTATAATCTGAATGGTCCTGAAACCAATGTGTTTGAAACAACTCCATTGTATGAGTTATCCCCAAAGAACAAAGGCGTTGCAGCTGATGGAAGAACTACATGTTCATTCAGAATAACCCTTTCAAACCTTGATGATAACTTTGATTATGTCAGGGTTTATGCCATTACAAGAACCTCAGCAAATGCAACTCCAAATGTAAGGATTGTTGGTGATTACAAGTCAACGGAAAGGACGATGTACATCATTGATAATGGTTCAATTGGTGAGACTGTTGATGCTACAAAACTTCTTTTCATTGGTGGTGAACCAGTTGCACCAGCAACATTTACTGCAAAGGATAATACCCTTTTCCTTGGTAATATAAAGCTTCAGAGACCCTCACTTTACAATATACCATTTGGTGATGATTCTACCATCGGGGAGACCATAGATTCAATGAGGGCAAACAATAAGCTCCCACTTGTTAATGCTGGTTACTCAAACAGTGAAGGTGGCTCTGGTGATTGGTTTTATGATTATACAATAAATAACAATCGTCCATCCACAACCCTCAGGAGATTCAAGAGGGGTGAAACCTATCGTCTTGGTATCATTGCCCAACATGAAACTGGTATATGGTCTGATGTTCTTTGGCTCGGTGACTATGAGAATGATATTGTACCTGAGTTCTATAATAAAATTCAAAAGTCAGGTTGCTTCAGACTCTACAAGAAACTGTATGGCCAAGATGATACGGACCTTTCAGATGTATTCATAGCCCTTGAAGATGCTGGATTTGTCCGTATAGCACCAGTTGTTGTTTACCCAGAAGGTACTGACAGGACAGTATTCTGTCAAGGTCTTGTTTCAGCAACTGTCTATAATGTTGAAGACAGATTCTCCAACAGACCATTTTCACAGGCATCATGGTTCTTCAGACCAATTGCCGAAGGGTTTGGTGTTGCTGCAATACCCCATGCTTCATTGTATCCAGTCAAGAAAAACACTTCAACTATAGTTCCTGAAGATTGGAATCCAAGACCTGGTTCTGAGTCACAAGATAATATCGGCATGCTTGGTAATGCTGAGATTCAAATCAACACAAACCCAAGAAACTATCTGCCACAAGTTACGGGGCATTGGGGAAGCGGTACTGACAGTGTAATTTCAGCATCTGACATGGTGTCAATGTTTGGTAATGATTACTATGTTGACACAAGTATTGTAACACTTAACTCACCAGACATTGAGCTTGATGATTCACTTCAGCAAGAGGACTTTGATGGTCTTAAATTCAGAATCGTTGGTGTTGCAAAGTCTGGACCTCAGAACCTTTTCCAATCTTTATATGCTGACATATCAGCTGGGTCATTCCCTGATGAAGGCATTATTGAAAGGTCTAAGAGCAGATTCCTCAGGGCTAGTGGTTCTAATGTGCTGATGAGTGGGTTTCCCAGTTATCCCGGATATATGTACACACAGATAACAAGTATATCACCTATAGGTAGAGGTTCATATACAGCATCAATCATATACCCTTGGCAGAAAACTGGTAGAATACCGGGTAATTATAACTGGGAAGAACAGAAGGAAAGCTCTGTATTGAATCATAAGGTAATGTCAAATATATGGTTTGCACACACAGAGCTATGGGATTCTACAGACATAACGAATGTTGATGATGATAAGATAAAACTGTTCGATGATACCCAGAGTGATTTCATCCCTCTTGGGGAGACTACTGATTCATCCGTATATTATGGTAATGTAGATACTGTACGAATTTTCAAGAGAGACAGGACAGCCAATCAAAGTGATAACTTTGTTATGGAAGAGCCTCAGCTTCTTGAGAATACTGCAAGTTTCAGAACGTCTGAAAGAAAACCAGTAAAGAGTAATAAATATCCTATTGTACAAGGGACATCCTTTGGTTTGTTTGAAACAATAACAACTCCAGATGGCATATCATCATCCATAGAAGATATACTATTTAAATATGGTGAGGATAGAAATGTCCCTGATGGAAGTGTTGAGAGGTATCTTGATGATGCTCCAGTCCCTATAAAGTACAAGTCAACAAAGCATGCTGTCATAGCTCTTGCTCATGAGGAATATGAGATACCATCACTGTACAGATGTGAAGCAATAAATGTTGCTGCTGGTTATGGGAATGGTCAAGACATTACTGTAAGACCCTTCTGGGATGCATTACATGACTATACATTAACTCCGGGTAAAGTTAAGTTTGCATCTGAATGGGCAACGGCATTTAACTACCATAAGACATGGATAGGAATGAAAGACTCTTATAAAGAGTATCATTCAGAGATACCAACCCTTTATATAGGTGAGCTTTATAGAGAAGTTTCAGCATCTACAAGGTTTGGTGGTTCTACAAAGGAAGCACTTCATAAAAATATATGGAAACAATGTGGTAAGGCAATGTGTATTGCAGATATTACCACAAGTCCATCCACAAGTGGTGCTGGTAATAATACAGGTTTGATTGGAAGACTCGATGGTACTATCGAGGAGCAATCCGGTAATTATACACTTTCCAAGTCTCTGAGCTTTGTTGAAGGTGATACTTACCTGACAAGATATGACTGCCTTAAGACATATCCTTATGCTGATAATGATGTAAACTCCATTGTTGAGATATTCTCTACAGACCTTGAGACAAGAGTGAATCTTGATGCAAGATATGACAATGCCAGAGGTTTGATTGATAACACACTCATCAATCCTACAAACATCAATCTTGTTAACCGTCTTGGGTTTGAACAGGAAAATAATTTCTTCACATTCACTTCAGCCGATGATGTCAGGGAGGACATCAGTGGGTTTCCCAACCTCATATCCATCAGTTCTGAAAAGACTTTGGGTGAGGATGTTGATTCTTGGATGCAGCATAATCTTACAAGTACGCAAGACCTTGAAGGAATTTATGGGGAAATTGAGGCACTGAGAACATTCAATAATGATGTGTTTGTTTTCCAAAACAATGCTTTTGGTCAGATACTGTTTAACAGCAGAGTGCAAATCCCAACAAGCGATGGTCAACCCATAGAGATTACCAATGGTATGAAACTCCAAGGAGTGAGATACCTCAGTAATAAGATTGGTTGTTCAAACAAGTGGAGTATTGCCCTGTCAAACAGCAAGATGTATTGGTTTGACCAAGGCACTCAAGACATCTGGTCATTCAGTGGTCAAGGAATTGATAACCTCTCCACAAGGCTTGGTGTAAAGGGATTTGTAAGTAATTTCCCTAAGGGCAAATGGTCTGTTAAGGATATTACAAATCTTAGAACCCTTCACGATGAGAAGTACAATGATGTGTACTTCATTACAGGAAATAAGGCTTCTGAAAGACAGGGTGCTCTGGTTTATTCAGAATCACTTGATACATTTGTTTCAGTCATGGATTATACTGAACTTGAACAGATGTATAACCTTGATGGTCGGACATTTGTTATTCCAAAGACTGGTATCCATGCTTTATGGGAAGGTAACTACAACACTTTCTTTGGGGAGAACAAACCTTATATACTTAGGTTTATAGCCAATGCCCAGCCTAATATGCATAAGGTATTTGATACTGTGCAATGGAGGTCTGACACTTGGGATTCAAACAACAAGTATTTACCAAGAGAGACTTTCAATAAACTTCAGGCTTGGAACCAATATCAACAAACAGCAGTTACAACACTTAATGATATTCCTGGAAAACCAAGTCCTCTTAAAAAGAAGTTCAATACTTTCAGAGCACTTGTTCCGAGGGATAAGTTTGGTGATACTCTTACTGATAATGATTATACTTACAAGAAATTCAGCAGAATAAGAGGAAACTATGCTGTTGTTGAGCTGACTCATGATATTGAAGACACCAATAAGATGCAATTCTATGACCTTGAAATCAGTGAGTTTCTTTAGGTAAAACTTAAACAGTAACACAAGTGTGAATGACTTCTTTATGCTAAAGTAAAGATTTTATTCACACTTTCGTTATTATTAAATGATTCTTTTATATTTGTTGAAAATAAAGTGATTATGCCAATACCTAATTATAATGAAGCACTAGCTTTCTATCAAGACATGGACCCTTTTGTCCTTGAAGAGCTTGCTGGAGTAATGAAAAACAAATCCAGAATCACTGGGATAAACACTCCGGCATGGTTCAACTCTTATTTGACTCAACCATCAGCAGGACTTGTGTCAAGACAAGATTATGCATCAAGAATAGCCCTTCAAAATCTTCTTGATGAGAACCAAAATCTTATAAACAAGAGGCTTGCGAGAAAAAATGCCTTACTTAATCCAGAAAAAGCTTCTGGCATTGCATCAGCTGTTGTTGGTGGAATTGGCTTGCTTGGAGATGCTATTAATGAGGGCAGAGGTGATTTTGGTTGGGATGCTTATGAGCAATTTAACGCTGGTCAGGAGCGGGAACTTTCTGACTATAATAGCATACTTGGTGCGGCAAACACAACCAGTGACTTACTTCAAGTTAATGACTCAGCTCCTAATTTTGTCAGTAATACAAACAACATCAAAACTAAAGAGTTTGGTATTGATGGTATGCTTAAAGGAGCTGGTACTGGGGCTGCGCTTGGCACTCAAATAATGCCGGGTATTGGTACTGCAATTGGTGCAGCTGCTGGCTTTCTTGTGAATGGTATTGGACAGGCTTTTGGAGTTTTTGGTGATGCTAAAAGACAACAACAAGCACGAAGAGATGCCTTGGCTTTTGATACTAGAAAGTCATTGGGTTTAATGAATGCACAGAACAGAGTTTCCACAAACACATACAGACAAGGTATGGCTAACTTTTTAAACAATGCTGCTATGGGTGGCCCTCTTTCCACACATGGTTCAGACTTTTCAGATGGTCTTATAAGAATTGATGCTGGTGGCACTCATGAGCAAAACCCTCTTGGTGGTGTTCCTGCTGGGGTTGACCCTAATGGTATTCCCAACCTCGTGGAGGAAGGTGAAACCATTTGGGATGATTATGTGTTCTCTGACAGACTCAAAACACCTAAGGCTCTTGTAAAGAAGTATGCTCTTGGTGGTGGTAAGAAAGGTCTTTCTTATTCAGAAGCTGCCCGTAAGGTCTCTGAAAAGAGTGGTACTACACTCAGACCAAATGACCCCATCAGTAAGAGAACTGAAAAGGCTATTCTTTCAGAGCTTGAAGAGTCTCAGGAAGAGAAGAGAATTGCCAAGGAGCAAAGAGATGCTATCAAGGCAATGTCTGAGATGTCACCAGAGGAATTTGAGGCAATGTTTACTACACAACCTCAACCAGCACCAATGGAAACTCAGGTGCCTCCACAAGGAGTGGAAGAAGAGATTCCTGCTGAAGAGCCTTTAATGCAAGAGCCTGTTGGGTTTGAACCTACAGGTCTTCAGGAATTTGCTTTAGGTGGTAATTTATTTCCTGATGGTGGTTCCAAGGCATTTGCTAAACGTGCAAGGTTGTTTAGGAATGCTATTAATAATGGTACTCTTGTTTATCATCCAGATACACACACCTATGTTGGTTATGTACCGGGTTATGGTAAGGTAAATAACTCAGAGAGCTTCGTTAAAGGTGTTATAAGTACCCCACAAAGTAAGAAACAACAAGCAATCATTGAAGCTTATAATCACGGTGCATTAAAACAAAACGAGGGTGGTTTTTGGAGTGGTGATACTTCTTGGGGTGCTATTGCTGGAATGAGTACAAAGGACCTTGAGAGTTATCTTGAACACCCAGTAACTGATGCACAACGCAGAGTCTCTGAAGATTATAAAAATAGAAAAGCCCAAGAACGTGAAGCAAAAAGGCAGGAGACAAGAGAATTACATCAGAACCTAAATGCAGCAAATGCAGTTTCTCAAGCTCCACAAAGACATGAAGTTGTAGGACCTTACCAAGACCCTTTATATGATAGTAGAATTGAACCCAATCTTAGGGGTTTGAGGACATTTGGTAACAGAGGAACTGTTGACTCTGAAAATCCTTGGTATTCATATTTAGTTCCTAATGGAGATAACAATAATCCAATAGAATCACCAGCAGCTCAAGTCTTTGATACAAGAAATATTGGGTCTTCAGGCAGAGGCTCTGGTTCAGGTAGTGGTTCAAGAAGAGTCCCTTCATCATCAACACCTATACTCTCTGCATTAAATGCTGATGTTGCTGCTGATACAGATGCTCTGGCAGATGCTATACTTTCAAGTACACCAACTGTAAGGGATACTCCAATTAATCTTGGTAATGATAATTTTGTTGTAAACAGAATGTCAACACCAAACAGAACTCCAGTGGGTAACACACTCCCAACATGGATGAGATATGCTCCAATAGTTGGTGGAGGTCTTTCAGTTCTTTCTGATATATTCAGCAGACCTGATTATTCTGGATATGAAAGTCTTCTTGCTGACTCACGGAGACTCTCTTCACCAGTTAATATACCAGTTCAGACCATTGGTAACAGGATAAGGAGAAATCCTTTTGATGAAAGACTTTCAGTAAATCAAGCCAATCAGAATCTTGCTGCCGGTCTTAGAAGTACAGCCAATAATGCTGGAGGTAACAGAGCTTACAGACAATTTGCAAATAATCTGATGGCCTACAATAACCAAGGCCAGCTTAGTGATATTGCAAGAAATGCTTATCTTGCCAATAGGCAAGATGTTTTCCAGACTTCTGAGTTTAATAGAGGAACTGATATGTATAACACAAGTGCTATAAATCAGAGAAACCTTACTCAGGCCCAACTTAATGCAAACAGACAGTCACAAGGTTATTATGCAAGAGCCAATGCACTCAATGCTCTTGAGAATGCCAGAAGATATGATGACCAACTTGCAAGTGCAGACCTTACTGCATTCCTTCAGAGTCTTGGCAATCTTGGTAGAGAGAACTTTATATTTAATCAAATTGATGCAAGACGGAGAGAGGGTCTCAGCCCAGTAAGCTATAATGGAGATAAGTCTGGTATATGGCAATTTTATGGTGCTGATGGTGGAAAAAAGAAAACTAAAAAGAGGAGATTCTAATTATGGCAAGAGGATTCAGAATACACAGTAACGCTGTCTTCAACCCATTCAGTTATCAGGAGCTTATAGCTCCACTGAATGAGTATGAGCAAGCTTACAATCAGATGCAAGATGCTATGCTTGCAGCTGGTGAAGAAGCTAATCAGTATAAGCAACTTATTGATACTGATGAATATGCAAGCGATATTCTTCGTGGATACAATGATGCTCTTGCTGAAATGTCTGGTAAGCTCTCTTCAGAAGGACTTAAGACCATTAACAGAAACTCTCTCCTCAGTTTAAGAAGAAGGTATAATAATGAGGTTAAGCCAATCAATGATGCTGCCAAGACACTTGCAGGTCTTCAAGACATGTACCGTCAGGCTTATGCCAAGGACAATACCTTGATGAGAGGAGCAATGCCTTCTATTCGGGACCTCGTGGAGAATCCTGGAGCCACTCCTCAGATGGTTAGTGGTAATGACCTTTATAAACAAGGAGCGCAAGCTGCACAGTCAGCAAGTGCAAGAATATATAATACTGACTTTGGCAACAGGATAAATGGATATATCCAACAAGTTGCTGAACAAGGTTATTCTCCAGAGCTTGTAGCACGGTTCATTCAAGATGCCAGCAGTATTCCAGAACTTGCAAGGGATATGCAGAACATCAGACAGATGTATAATACACAAGGTCTTGAGGATAGAGGATACAAAGCTGACCAATATATTATGCAGGGTATCCTTGATGGCATTAACTATCAAAGAAAAGATAACTTTGTTAAGGACTGGCAGCTTGAAATGGCAAGTAATTTTGATTATAACCAAAGAGCTGCTAACGCTGCGTATCGGAGACAAGCTGACCTTGCAACACTTAAGGCTTCGCTCAAGAGTAATGGAACTGGTACAACAGGTTCTGGGGCAAGAGTTAATTATAACAATGTGCTAAAAGCTCCTGTTTATATAGACAAGGATGGTGTGGTACATGCTAAAGATGCTATGTCAACAGAAGCATTTGAAGCTGCTCAGGAAGGACATAAGTATTCCTCAACTACTGAACTCACAGCACTTCCCCTTGACTATAAAGTAAATATCTTGGCTTTGTCCGGATTGATACCTGATGATTTTATAAACTCAGGAACTTTACAATATGATGAGGATAAGGTTAATTCAGCTATCCGTGAAAATATTGATTATATAAGGTCTGTTGTTGATATTTATGCTTCAACCAAAAACTATGCTGATACTGACAAGTGGTTTATGAGTAAAGACCATGTTAAGTCAAAAGACAGGACTGAAAATGAAGTTCTTATTGTCCCAAGAACAGTTAGGAGAGAAACACAATCTCCGTATGGTTCTTATGGGATAGCAGATGATGATTACTCTGCTTATATGAGTCTTATTGGTGGTGACGAAGAATAAATAATACAGATATGCCAAATACTGGAAATAAGATAATACCCGGTCTTCAAGGGTGGAGAGATTTGAGTGCTGAAGAAAGACAAGCATGGCTTGACAAGAATCCAAAAGCTAAGGATGCTCCACTTTATCTTGTAGAAAGAGCCTATGATGCATCAAGATTTATTGATGAGTTTGGAATGGATGCCCTTAAAAGATATGATAAGGACACAAGAAACCAAATGATGCAAGAGAGGTTTGTCAATAAGGCTTTTGAAGACAAATTTGGAGATGATGAAGCATTTGATACTCTCAATGGAATGACAACTGAGGGTAAGTTGTCTTTGCTTAACAACGATAAGTTTGATAGGGCTAATGAAAAACTTGAGAGGATTCAAAATGTAAAGGGTAATATCAAAAGTGCTGTGCTTGGTGATAAAGAGGATGACCCTGTAGCATCCTTTGCATATAATGCATTAACGCCTTTTAAGTTTCTTGACCCAGAAGCAATGAGACAAGAAACAAGGGATAAGATTATCACAGAGACACTTGCAGAGGATAATGACAGGAAACAAGCTAATGCATCATCACTGTCTAAGAAGTATCTGACAGAGCTTAAAGACTCTTATAATAAAGGCGAGCTTTCCGAACAAGATTTGGACCAACGGTTTAAAAGTATTGTTGAAGGCCATAATGAAAGTGATGGGTTTGGTGGTTCTGTTGCAGTTCCCGGGTCAAGGTATTGGGATGCTTTTAAGGACACCAGCCTGCTCAAGAATTTTAATGATGATGATAAGTTAAGAAGCATTGCTGAATATGAAGCGATGAAGGAAACTTATGGTACAGCTGATGCTATAGATTCACTTGATAGAAACCTTCAAACTATAATTGCTAATAATCAAAGTGTGTGGAGACACATTGGTCATTCAGTTGCAAATATAGGCTCTGGATTGTCTGCTTATGTTATGAGCGGTTTACTGTCTTTTGCAACACTTTCCAAGCTTGGTAAAGAGGAAGAGCTTGCTAATTGGATGGAAGGGAAGGATAAAGACGGCAATCCTTTACCACAAGTATTAAATGTTTCTTATTGGGACGGTGTTGACCAGTTTGGCACTTACTCACCAGAAGAAATTAACAAGGCCAGAAAGAGAGGTGGTATATCAAAGATGCAACTCGTTACTGAACCGGGTAAAGAGTATGGTGCAGTTGCAACTATTGAAGCTGGTATTAACATGGCTAAGTTTGTCATTCCAGACATTCTTATAAATGGTGCTTTTGGTAAGGCTTTGAATAGTGCCTCAAGAGGTCTTGGTGCTAAATTCTCAGCAACTACTGGGGAACTCCTTGAAGGTTCTACAAAAGCTGGTACAATAGCAGCAAAGTATGTTAACCCTGCACTAATGGCTTTCCGCAGCGGTCTTGGTATATCACAAGCATATTCCATGCAGACTTATGACCAGACAAAACAAGAGGCTGAGCAACTTATAGATAAACAAGTTGAAACTGATGCAAGAAAATATGCTGAAAGTATCCTTGCAACAGAGGATGGAAGAAAAGCTGTTGGTGCATACTCATCAATGATGTTGCAACAAATTCTTGCTCAGAACCCTAACATTAAACCAGAAGACATTGATGCACAAGCTCTTGTTGAACATGGTACTTATGCTTATGCAGATAAACTTGTGCGTGACTACATAACCAACAAAAACCTCTGGACAAGTGATTATGATAAGGACAGGGAACAAGCAAGATTAAAAGCAGCAACTGCCGCGTCTGTAGATTTTCTTGTTGAGCAAGCCCGTATGTTTGCTGCTGGTATGACTTGGAAGACTTATTCTTATGACAAGCCAACCAGACAATTAATGTCTGATAATTATCCTGGCCTTAAAATTATTAACAATGCTGATAAGAAATTAGAAGTACTTAATAAAAATTGGGGAAGAGTCAGGCCCATGCTAAAGAATCTTTGGGGAGGATTTGAAAGTAACTATTTTGATGATGTTACAGTCGCTTTTGGTAAAGGTTTTGGGCTTGGAGAATTTAATAACTATCTTGCCAATAAATATGACCCAGAAAATGATGCAAAATCTATTGATGCAATAAGTGAATTTTTTACAGGTCTTGACTCTGCTCTTACAGGTGCTAAGAAGGCAACTGTTGACAGACAATCATTTTATGATGGTCTGGTAGGTGCTCTTGGCTCATTCAATGTAATTCCGAGATTAAGAGCACTTAACCTCAATACTTATAAAAACTTTAAAACGGACGAGAATGGTAATCCCATTACCCTTGCGGAGAGTATAAACAAAGTTGTTCAGAATAATCTCCTCCAAGAATATTCAGACGCTGTTGCAAGAGAGAGGGGACTTGATGAAAGAATTAAAGCTGCTAATAAAACCCTTAAAGAGAACGGAGAGACTATCAATGATATGCTTCAACTTTTTGGTTCTAATGAATCTTTAATGAAAGCAATTGATGGAGCCTCCTCTGCAAGGGAAATAAAAGATAAAAAGACTCAGCAGGCTTTTCTCTTGGCTTCAAAGTTAAGACAATGGGAACAAAACCCTATTATGTCACAATCTGAAGTGGTTAAGGATGCTCAAGAGAAATTGAACAGATGGTCCAAAGGCAATGTGTCACAGGAAGAGGTTTCAGAGTTTTTAAGCCGTCCTGAGAACAAGTCAATTGCTGAACAACCTAATGGTGCTCAATTAGCTTCTACAAGAATAAGGGATAATGCCCAACAGCTTGTCAATATTCAAAGGACTTACGACAATATTATGGATGATATTAAGCATAGTCCTATTTATAGTAGTATTGAAGCATATGGTAGTGCAGAAGATGTTGCAGAGCAATTTGCTTTCATGCGTATTGCTGGTCAAGACTGGCAGAGAAGACTCTCTGATATTGAAAAGGAATTTTCTGGTGGAACACATTCAAGCAATGTGAGGAACCGTACTGCAAGGTATGGCTCCAGAAAGGGTTGGGAACGTGCTTTGGAGATTGCTCAAAATGACGTTAATGAGAATCAGGAAATAGTTAATGCTTTACAGGTTGGGTATGATAATCTGAGAAAAAAGAGGTCCTCTGCCAAGAACAGAGAAGAGCAGAATATAAAGGAGACCAGTGCCAAGCTTATGCTTGACAATGCTCGTAGTACACTTACAGAAGCCCAAGAAAATCTCAAACTTATAAAGTCTGAAGAAGTTAAGGAGGATGAGGTTTTACCTATTCTCAGCAAGGAAGAAATACTTTCTCTTAACCCAGAAGAGAGAGCCTATATGTTGTTAAGAAATGTTAGAGACGGAGAGGGCAAAGCTTATAAGGTAAACTCACTTGCTGATTATTCAAAAGAACAACAAAGAGTTACATCTGAGCTTATCAATGAACTTAATATGAGGGATTCATCCCTTCTTGATAAAGCTAAAGATGCTGCTGAGTTGTATAACATGATTAATGATAATAATAGGGCTTATGGCCTTATTACAAGTAATCCAATCTTGGCTGTTGATATGGTTGATAACCTTAAACTTAACAGAGAGAGGATTGTGTTTGAAAGGATTAAAAATCTTCAAAGAGACAAGAAAATTGAATTTCTGAACTCTATAGACAATGAACAAGAACTTGTTTTAGAGGCAAAAAATACTTCTCCATCATTGCTGAATGAGTACATAAAGAGAAATCCTGATAAAAGCGGTATTATTGGTGGTATTAGTGGGGTGCTTAATGTTCGTAATGATGCTGTTAATATTATCAAAAAACTCTTTGACAATAAGCAAGACCAAGCTAACTGGTCAAAGGCTGTTAGTGATATGCTCATGGATGACAGTGTAAGGACTGAAGAGGATGCCATGAGGGTTCTTGAAGAGAATGTTGATGCACAGGAGTTTGAACAGAACAGAACTAACCTTGATAGAATCCTTAATGGTCTTGAAGACTTGAAGCACCAACGTAATGCAACTGTAATTCAGAATAGAGCTGAAGCTGAAAAGGAACGTAAGAGAATTGCTGAGGAAGAAAAGTTCAATAATGATGGTGCTAACTTTGGAGTATCAGGCTACCATAAGAATGATGTTGCTTATAATAAAAAGAGTGGTGCTTCATACACAGTGATTGCCTTTGGTAAAGATGCTGAGGGTAATAACACTGTAACAATCAAGTCACAAGGAAATGGTCATTCCAGAACAATCTCAGCTGAGAAGTTCAATAATGAAATGACTAAGGAGTCTCCACGAGGAAAGGAAAAGGCAGAAACTCCTGCAAATACTCAAACAGAGGCTCAACCACAAGTTCAGCAAGAGTCTGTACAACAAGGTGTTACACAAACTGGTGAAGGTGAAACTGCAAGCCCTTTTAATGAACAACCAGCAGGACAAACTGAAGAGCCAGTAACACCAGCAGAAGTCCAAGGCGAACAATCCCAAACAGAATCACCTGATGATACCCTCACTGATGATGGTGCAGTTGTTCAGCCTACTGAGGATGAACAAAGTCAAATTGATGCTGCACAAGCTAAGACACAAGTCATTCCACCATCCACAGTTGACCCTTATGAAGAGCCTGTGCAGGATTATGTGCAGGATACTGGGACAATGCCTGGTAATGTTCTTTACGAGTATGACCTTTATAAGCTGGGCAATAACGCATTTAAAGATGCTAAGAGAAGAGCCAATGACCCTGCAAGAGGACAGCTCCTTGGGCAATTCTTTGAGTGGCTTGACAATAACAATATAAAACTTCAAGAGGTTATTGATAATGAGTTTGGAAGAATCATTCAAGACCATCCTGATACAAAGGTCAGGTTTATGAAGATTCGTTCAGATATTGGTAATCTTCAATCTGGAGTTATACTTAATGTGATTGAACTTACACCAGCACTTGAAAAGTATCATAATAAAGAACTTTACGGTGATACCATCAATGTTAATGGTAAGAATTATCTTGTTGTTGGTACTACTGGATTCCCTAAGAACAATACATTTACAAGAAACAAGTTCAACAGGCTTAATGAAGAACTGAATGCTCAGGCAAACCAGTATTTCAATGCTAACCAGACAGCAGCTTATTATGTATCAGATATGTATTCAGAAGTGTCTGATATGTTGAATGGTAAGTATGCTAATGCTTTGCCACAGGATACTGAAGCTAAGTACAGAACACTTACAGAGCTTATCAATGACCCTGCAAGGAATCCAAGAGGATATAAGTCTTTGGATGATATGATATTTGGTGTATCATATAATAATGGACTTGTAACATCAAAGAATACCGCTGGTCTTAGATTTTACACACCAAAGACATCAAGAGTTGGTAATACGTTTGTGTTTGTTGAGACTGCTAATGGTGCTTGGGTTCCTCTTCAGATTAAAACAACCACTCTGAATGAAATAAGAGAGGGTAAACTCAAGGATATTATTACAGGTCTTATGACAGACCTTACATCCAATGATTATGAAACTCGTAAGGATGCTGCAAGAAGACTGTTTGGAAAGAAGGAAGGTTACTTATTCACTGATGACCAGAACAACATCCTTGTTGGTAATGAACAGTATAATAATATAACTGTTGTAAGAAATGGTGTCCAAACATCTTTTGATGTTGCCAATATTGACAGAGCAGCTTTCTTAGACCTTGTTATGAAAACCCCATTCATCATAAAGACAAGGATGGCTACATTCCAAGACTCTGCCCGTCTTGCCATGTATGATGAAGCTGGTGCATTGACAACAAACAGTGCTACACTTGGTACAGTTGCTCAAACTTATAATCTTTGGGATGTTGGAGAGGATGGTAAGCCTGTTAAGAGAGAACTTAATTTCTCGAAGGAAACTGTTTCTCCAGTAAGAACAACCTATCAATCAACAACTATCGGTGGTAAGGTTTATAGGTATAATAATGACAATGGTAATCAACATTATTATGATGAGTCTGGTCGTGAGATACCTCAGGTTGAGGAGAATAGACAGCTTATTACCAACATTTATTATGGTATAATCATACAGAATCGTAACCTTGCACCAATACCAGATAGGGGTAATACAGGTAATTATTATATTATAAGGAATACAACAGACAATCCACTTGCAGTTCATAAAGATAAGAATGGTGTTGTGACTGTTATGAATCCAGCACAATCAGCTAAGGTTATACAAAGAGCCAACAATCTTGAACAGCAAAGACAAAGGGATGAAGCTGCCAAGGCTGAGTATGAAAGACTGAGAAGGGCTGAGGATATGACTCTAGAGACTGCAAGACAAACAGGCCAAGGTGAAACTGCTGATATTTTAACCCCTCTAGTGGAGGATACTCCAATAGCTGTCCAACCTCAACCACAACAGGCTAAGCCACAACCAATTCAAAGAGCTGAACAAGTTGTCTCCTCAGTGGAAGAAAGACCTTCTAAGGATAAAATTACTGAGAATGGTAAAAAGTCCTTCTCAGAACTTCAAAAAGATGCTGAAGGTTCTGGAGAAAGTGTTAACTTTGCTACTATATGGAGACAAAATTACAGAGCAATTTCAGATGCCATTGAAGGTATCACAGGCAAGAGGCCACAAAATCGTGCTGAAGCACTCAAGATGATTGAAGAGGCTGGTCTTTCCACCCTTACAACAAAGAGTGAAACTCTTGAAGAAATATTGAAGAATTGTAGAGAATTTAAGAAGTAACAATATGGCTAATAGTGTTTTCTGTGTTAATACTCATTCCAAAGAGTTTAAGGATACTGCAAAGAGACTTGATGTCAATGAAGGTCAACTTGAAGCTACTCTTCATGAGTATTTCAATCGTGAAGATGTAACTGATAAGGAGACATATCCATCAGATGAGTATCTTAAAGAGCAGTGGTCTGGTAAGCCATTTGTTGGTTCTGAAGAACAGGTAGAGCTGCTTGATAAGTATTATAGCAAACCAATCCTTGCAGAGACACAAAATTCTGCAAGGGCTTTGGTTGAACACCTCAGTCAGTTCTTCCCTATAGACAGTATAGGTATTAAACAAAAGAACAATGGTTCTTTTGAAGTTAGAGTAAATGACTACGCAGCTGAGATTGCTGATATAAAGAAGAAAGCAATTGCTGATGGGACTTTCATGAAAGCCCCCAATGGTAAGGACTCTAACCTTAATGAACAACAGTGGCTTCAGGTTAGAACAAAAGCTTTTAAAGCTTGGTTTGGTGATTGGGAAAAAGACTCAGCTAATGTTTCTAAAGTTGTTGATGAGAATGGTGAACCTTTGGTGGTTTATCATAGTAGTTTAGCTAAAGACATTAAGGCTTTTCGGAATTATACTAGTATTGTCATATCAAAGAATGAAGAGTGGATTTACAATAAAGGAATAAGTGATTGGATTAGAGATGGGTATGTAATAACGGATAGCCAAAAAAAGGAGTATAATAGTGGGAAACAAATAACAATAAGTAAACCCAATGCTATATATGCAAGTTCTAACTATGCTATATCTAAGGATTATCAGAGAGATATTTTTAATGAGGAAGAATCTGTTTATATTGGAGAGACATACCAGCTATTCTTAAATATAAAAGATGCCCAGATAATTGATGCTAATAAAAGTGATTGGAATAAAATTATTTATAACAAAAGGCTTTATTCTACAAGGGACCTTGAAAACATATTTAGAGGTAAAAAAGACGGTGTAATAATAAAAAATATATATGACCGTTATTCAAACGTACTTCTTAAAAATGATTATAATTTAGGAACCACTTTTATAGTATTTAATCCAAACCAAATAAAGTCAGCAGTTAACAATGATGGTACTTTTACTGTGGAGGATAACAATATCTATCAAGAAGGTGAAAGACAGGTTCAAAATCAAGCAAGAGATACAAGACTTGATGCTCTTAAAGCAAAAGAAGATATATCAATCAATGACCTTCTCTCTTTGATTGATAGTTCTTCTGAATATTCTGGTATTCTTGAACTTCTTAGAACTAAAGGCGAAGGATTACTTAATGGTATTCAGGTAAAACTTATTGAAGGTAACCAGAGTGGTCTTTTTAATAAGAGCAGAGCTTTTTATAATGCTGAGGATAAGACTATTTACATTAACACCCTTTCTAATTATCGCGGCGGTAGGGCAGATTCTGTGATTATGCATGAAGTCATGCATGCAGCAACTGTAAACAGGATACTTGGTAATAGGGCTTATCGTGCTGAGTTTGACAGAATAATTAGTGAGTACCAAAAGAAGTTCTTCAATATAAGGTACTCGAAGAGTGGCCTTAATAAGGAAATGGCTTCTCACTATATGGAGGAGTTTATTGCTGATGTGTGGTCTAATATAGATACTATCAACAACCTTAAGAGTATTAAGGTAAATACAAAACAAACTCTTTGGGATAAAATAAAGAACTTCTTTACAAAGATATTTAAGGGTTCTGACGGTACACTTATGGCTCAAGCATCAGATGCCATTTATAGATTGCTTGACCAGCCAGAGATTGTTAGGGCAAGTGGTAATTACCGTGAAGGAGAGCTTTTTGATAATGAAGGTAATCTTACTGAAAGAGTTCAAGCTCAAGTAACTCAGTCTGATTCACAAAGAACACTTGAACAAATAAGGGAGAAGAATCAAAGTTTCTTCCAAAAACAAGCAAAGAATAGAAGGCAGTTTGATGCTATGATGGATAGTGATATAATCACTTCATCAGATATTCAAGAGGCTGCAATGATAGTGGCTCATTGGATTAGTGATACTATTACAAGGTATCAGGAAGACCCAGAGTCAATGTATAATAACTTTGATACAACCCTTAAAAAGACTGATAATTGGAAGACTGAAGAGGCTAAACAAAAAGATATTGAGGATACCAAAAAGCTTACAAGGAAACAAATTGTTGAGAAGATTGGTGCTGAGAACCTGCTTGAAAGGGCTAAATTAGAAATATTCCAAAGTGAGGAGATTGATGATGTCTCCGCAATGGAACAGGCAGACTTCTTTATTGAAAACTTTGAAGGACTGATGCTTTATGCAACACAGAGGATTTCAAGCATTGAAGACTTTGTGTTGAAGAGTGTTGACGATGAGGGTATTGAATCTCATCTAGCGGAGGTTAATGATGAGAACTTTGAAGATAATGGTACTCAAGACAGAGACACTCTGAATGAGACTACCAGAGATATGACTGAACACTGGGCTATTGAGAGCAAAACCCTTGATGTGTGGAGAAATGCTACACAGGAAGTTCGTAATGCTCTCATGCAATGTTTTGTTCTGGAAGAGGACTATGACAGTGATGGTAAAGTCAAGAAAGATGAGAATGGCAACGTCATTACCAGAAGGAAAGCAAATAAGTTTGCACAAGCCCAGCATGTCAATCCTCTTGAGGCAACACAGCAGATACTTCACTGGGTACAGGGAAGTATCAATATGACAGATATGATTAATGCACTTAAAGAAAAGAAAGACTCTAATCTTTGGGTGTCACAAATCATATCACGTCTTGAAGATAATTCAGGTAAGGAAGCTGATTTTAAGTCACAATTCTTCAGAGTATTTTATAAGCCTTTCCAGAGCTATTCAATCCAGATAAAAAACAAGAAGACTGGTAAGATTTATACACAGCCAGCTAATACAAAGACAGCTCTTAATGATGCTGTTGACCTCATTACAGTAAGATATAATGTTGGTAATCACCCTCTCTTCTCAAGTGATGGTGTTGAGGCAAAAGCTTATGCCAACTTCAAGAGGATTGTTGATAATCTACACAAGGGAGTTGAGCAGGGTAATGTTGAGGAGTTACTAAATGATGAGTCCAAGAAGCATACACTTTCAAGGGCCATAGCTAATGTAACCAATATCCTTGGTTATCCAACAACAATAGATGAGATAAACAGAATACTCACTAAGGATAACTTTACAAGAATGTCCAAGGCTTTGGATAACATCCTTGGACTCCTTACAAAGAACTACAATAATAAGGAGTATAACCCATTCAGATATGGAAAGGAGAGTATCCTTGGTTATCTTAAGAACTTCTTGAAACCTCTCATATCCCAGCTTGAAGATATTGAACTTGCTTCATTCTACAGTGGCGGCAAGATGTATCAGGGCTTTGTTACACCATCTTACACAACCAAGATGATGGACAAGTTCCTTAGCAAACAAGAAACATTTGAAAACTTCATTAAGAATGAGTTTGCCAAGTCTGAATGGTTTGTAACGGATGTCAATGCAACCCCAGAACAATTGAGAACCAGAGCTTCCTTGTGGAGGCATGCTGGTCTTGCGAGACTTGCCAGTATGTCACAAGAAGAGCGTCAAAAGTTCTTTGGCCATAAGGTGCTCCTTAATTATCAGGATAAGGAGTACATGAGGGATATGACAGCATCTGAATATGCAATGTCAGTCCTTACAGAATTTGCTTCAATTAAGCCTTCAGAAACTGACAGTGTTGTTCCTGCTTGGTATGTGTTCCCTATGGAGAGTAACAAGCCTTCACAGGAGTTCTTCAAGTATTTCCGTTATACTGGAGAAACTATGGAGGACAACATCCTAAGCTCAATGAAGCTCATGGCTTATCAGGAAATGAGCCGCATCCAGACTGTAAAGATGCGTGATAAAAAGAAAGGTGATGTTGGCTTTATTGAGAATTTTGATGGTAAGAATGGTAAGAAATTCATGTTCTTACCTTGGCTGAATGATTACCTTGAAGGTGGAAGTAAAGCCTCTACTGAGGCTGGTAAGGAACTTCAAAAGAAGCTTGATGGTAAGGAAGCTAATGAAAGCATTATAAATGAAGCAATCACTAATGATACGAGAGAATATCTTGATAATGCAGTAAGAGAGACTATCAATAAGTTCCAATCCCGTGGTATTTATGATGCTCTAAAGAACATTGAGAATGTTCAAGATAGTGAGGCTGGTATAAATAATTTTATCAAGGAATTTGTCTGGAATCACATTAATGCTGAAAATAGTTTCTTGCAGCTTACAGTGACTGACCTTGCTTATTACAAGCACTCCGAGGACCTTCAGAAACGTCTTGCTCAGCTTCACTCACCGGGACTTATTGGTGATAGGTTTGCTACTGATTATAATGGTGTTCAGGTATCTGATGGGTACTTCAGACAATTCTATCTTGAAGACTTTGAAAGAAAAGATGGTAAAGGGGTTGTCACCAATCTAGTTGATAACCTTAAGGCTTATTTTGAACAAAAGAAAGCTCAACTTCCAGAGGCTTCAAGAGATGCTTATGAAGCATTTGCAGAGTCATTCCTCAGTAATTATGATAATTTCACAGTTACTGATGGTCAGGCATTTTCTACACTTACCGGCCTTAGAAAGAAATCCTTTGTTTATGGTAACTGGGCAAGGGAGATGGAAAAAATTTGGGAGAACTTTAGGGATGGTAAGTTTAACCTGTCTGATATAAATACAGCGTCACAGGTTAAAAAACCATTCACATACTCTCAGATAATGAAGTCCTCCGGTGTTGAAGGTGCTCCTATTCAAACACTGAAAATGGGTGTTCAATATAAGGACTCAGAGGCTCTTATATTGATGGCAAATGCTCTTATTGGAGAGACTGACACTGGTAGGCCAAATATCATGAGGGCTATCATGAGGGTTATGGAGAACAGCCATTACACCACAAATGAGAATGGTGAAAAGGTGTATAAACAAAACGGTCTTGATACTGCCATATTCCACTCTGGTGTAAAGACTGGTTATATGACCGGTATTAACCTTAACCAGTTCCTTGAAGACCCTAATGGTGAGGCTAAGGCAATTGCTGAGTTGGAGAAACTTTTTGACCCTTCATCTGAGGATGGTTATAATCCTAATTATGTACATGCAGTACCTGTTGAGGATGTGTCACAACAGCTTGAGGTTCCCGGGCATTTCCGTGACCAGCAAAACATCTGGGGTTCACAGGAAAGAGCCATTATTCCTTCCGCTGTGGAGACAACATTTATGGGTGAGACTGTTAATTATGACATTCCAAGTGTTGACGGAACAAGACACCTCACTGCTGAGCAGTTCCAAAAGGAATATCAAGAAACTGCTGCTCAGAATATTCAAGAGAGTATTGATGAGCTTTGTGAAGAACTTGGCATTGGTAATTATTACACCAACAGAGTTGACCGTAACGTTGCCCTTGCAAAGATTCTTCAGAGGGAAATCATATCTTCCCCAAGATACGGAACGGACCTTTTACTTGCTTGTACAGTAGATGAGAATACTGGAGAGTTCCGTATCCCTCTGGGTGACCCAGTACAAAAAAGTAGAGTTGAGCAGCTTATCAACTCCATTGTAAAGAACCATGTCAACAAGCAGAAATTTGAAGGAGGTCCTTCAGTGCTTGTTACCAACTGGGGAAGAACAAGGAGACTTAACATTGTATTTAAGGATAAGAATGGTAATATTCTCCCCACGAGGAGTGAATGGGAAAAAAATAATCCGGGGGGTAATTATGATGATTACCTTGTTAAGAACCAACATAGCGTCGCTTGGTATGAATGTTATGCCAGTCCAGCATCTGTAGAGTGGCTTAGAAACTTCATGGATAAGGATGGTTTTGTTGATATTGAAGCCATTGAAATGATTGATGGCGGTGAGGAGCTTCTTAAGATGATTGGTTACCGTATCCCAACTGAGGATATGTATTCAATAGCACCATTCAAGATTGTTGGTATTCTTCCAAAGGAGGTTGGTGATGGATTC